AACTTTTTTAAGTCTTCAAAAAATTCCTCTTTTGTTGTTGAATGAGGATTATTGTAATATCTAATAGCAAAGAGAACATAGTTGTCCTCATTCAATTCATCAAATCTCATTTAGTATCAGCCAACGTTTAATACAACAGCAGTAGCTTCTGCGAGTGACAATTCAGCGTTATTAGAATTTCCTTCTTCTTTAATAGTTCCGCTATTAAGTGAGATAGAACCAGTTCCACCAAATGAAAGTGAAGTCGTTCCAGAAGCAACGGTAGAATTAGTGTTGCGGAATTGTAGTAAACCAATAGAAGGTGTACTTCCCGCAGAATAATATGAAAGTGTATTACCACCAACAGAAACCGTTGGAGTTCCACTTACGGTAACCGCTTCATTATATCCAACTTGTACTGTAAGTGATTTACCAGTACCAACAGTTACTGAAGTAGTAATCCACTTGACTTCCGTTACGGTTGGGTTGGTTAACTTGTCACTAGAGCCAGTTCCACCTAGACCGCGAATTGCGACAAGGAGTTCATCAAAATAACGACCGTTTCCTTTATCCCAACGATAAACCCATCCTCGATTAGTTGCGAAGACTCTAGCTGGGTCAATAACTTTACTACCAGCTTGAAGCCACTTTGGCTTACTTTCATTACTATCAGAATTACCCCAAAGAGGCATAACCGTATCTCCGTAAATTGAAATTTATTCTTTTTTTATTTATAAAAAAACCGCACCGTAAGATGCGGTTTATAATTTATTTTGTTTTACTTTTCTTTTTTAAAAATGTATTAAGTTGAAGTAATACAAATGATAAAAATCCGTTTGACTTGACTCTAGGATTGGCTCCCAGTGCTTCAGAAATTACTAATAGGATTGATAAAACAGCAGTTGTCACTGCAGGATTAGCTTCTAGAAAAGCAATAAGTGCTGCCAAAGACATACAAATACCTCAGGAAATATTTTGTATTTATACTGCTTTCTGTGCTACCGAAGTTGCAATTGCATAAGTCTTGGAAGTTTTTCCATACTTAGGCTTTAACTTTTTTACAATTTCTTCTTTCTTTTTTTTCTCTTCTGGAGAAAGAGTTGCTTCTTCAATTTCTTTTTTGCAGCTACATGCTTTTTTACCATGAGAAGGGCATGATTCTCCTTCGGGAGTACAATTGCAAGAAGCTTCTAATAATCTAGATAAATCATTTCTCCAATTTGATAAAGAAACTTCTTCTTTTTTGGTAGCAATAGCAGAAGAAATAGCATCACGACGCTTCTTCAAATACTTATCAGATTTATCAGAATCTCCATCATTATCAATGTCAGAATCTTCTTTTCCAACTGGGTCTAATTTTTTTTCTAATAATTTTACTTCTTCTTTTGGAACACAATTAGGAACTGTCTTACTACCTTTAGTTTTAGTTCCCACTGGCTCATAACCTTTCCAGCAAGGATTATCAGTCTTTAAACTTTTTTCTGCTTCTGCAATTAATGATTGAGAGAAATTTTTAGAAACTTCTTCTAAATTTTCAACTTCACCAAAGCAGTCATTACCACTAATACCAGCTACCGACCTCTCAATGAGAGACTTAGAAAAACTATCGTTAAACATTTGCTCTTTAGTTGTTTTTCTTTTATTTATCGTAGTAGTATTTTTTGGTGTACTATGATTACTATATTTTTCTACTTTTTGATTTGGAGTGATAGATTGTAAATATTCTCTATATTCATCTGTACCTATTTCATGTACTTCAGTAATATCGGAAATCCAACTACGAAATGTTTTATTTTGTTCGGTCACACAGATAACATAATTTACTCCTCTCCTTATAATAATTCCTATATCACCAGATTTATTAATTACTTTTGTTCCTTCCGAAAATACTTGACCTTGATAATATTTTTCTCTAACATATAAATTGTTGAATTCTATAAAATTATACATTAATTTTAAATTTTATCGTATGTAATATTTAGTACAATAAAAAAGCCCCTTACGGGGCATCAATTAGATATCACCTTCTCTGCGATTTTCAGAACGAATAACACTGAATTCTCCTTCGGGATATCGTGCAGAAAGTTTAATTGTATTCCTAAGAACTACTTCATCAAATGTAACTCCCAGCGCCATACATGCTTGAGAGAAATACCAGAACACATCACCAAGTTCAACAATCAAATGCTCTCGATTTTCATCAGTGAGTTCTTTTCCTTGGAACAAAATTTTCTTAACAATTTCAAGAAATTCTCCACCCTCACAACAAAGACCAACTGCTCCCGTGAGCAACCTAGAAATTTGTTGATTTTGTTCTGAGCTTACTCGCTCAACACGACGAACAAATTCTCTAGTATCTTTAGAAGGATAACTAGTTGTACCATCGACAAATTCAAAATACTTAGAAACGTCTACTTGTTGTGTCATAAAATTACTCAAATTTAAATTTACTAAACTTATCGGAGGTTTGTTTTGCTGCAGCTTCAAAATCATACTCTTCATCTTTAGATGATTTAGAGATTAAATCTTTCTGTGCATTCTCCTCTACATCATACAACCTCATGCGCGACCTGTCAATACCTATAACAAATCTTTTAAATGATGTTGGGTCATTATACCGATTCTTAAGTTGCTTGACTAAGATTTGATTAAGTTGTTCCAAATCTTCTGTACTGATGAGAGCGAACATAAAATCAGCAGTAGCTGGAAGACCAAAGGACTCACTGGTATCAGTGATATCAACATCAGTGCTACTATAACCAGTCCTAGTAGTTTGTGTTGCAGAGACAATTGGTACATTGTGCTCAACTGCCAATCCTCTGAGTTCTTCCGCAATTGCTTTGACATAAGTATAAGAGTTTACGAGACTTCCCTTGTACCTTGACGAAGAGCAGATATTAAGATAATCAATAAAAATAATATCAGGACGGAAAGATTTTTTAAGGGATAATTCATTAAGCAAAGATTTAAAGTGACCAGCGTGAGCAGAGGCAGTTGGATATTCTTTGATAATGAGTTTGCCTTTTGTTTTTTTAGAAAGTTTTTCAAGTTTAGATTCATACATAGAGTGTGGCAAGTCTTGCAATTGCTGCACAGGTACGTTTAATAAGTTTGCATCAATTCGCTCAGCAATTTTTTCCTCTGCCATTTCAAGTGTAATGTAGAGAACGTTGCGCCCCTGCAAGAGGGCGGAGCTAGCAACGTGGCACATGAATAAACTTTTCCCGACACCCGTGCCAGCCAAAGCGACATTGAGAGTCTTATTAGGTAAACCACCTTTGGTAATTTTGTTGAAAAGTTCAAGGTCAAATGGGATTTTGTCTTCTGTTCGGTGGTAATACTCATAGCGTTCTTGAAAATCATCGATGTAATCATGACCAATATGCTGGTCAAAAGAAACTGAAAGTGCTTTTTGTAGGATAGAAGGAATAGCATCGGGATGTTGCTTTGAATCCTTACCATCAGCAATTTGTACACTTTCTAACAGGGCAAGATAAATTGCTCTATCTCTACACCATTTTTCAGTTGTGTCTACCAACCAAGTATTGTCTACATCAGAAGCTTCTAAGTCTTGAATTTTTCCAGTGATTTTTCTATAATCATCGTCTGTCAAATCTTTACGATTATCTAATTCAATCAACAATACTTCTTTAGTTGGTACTTGATTATAAGAATCAATAAATTTGTAAATTATGTCAAAGAGAATTTTATCTTCTAGATTAGAAAAATATTCTTCTTTGATATAAGGTATTACTTTACGAGAATAAGATTCATTCGTAAGCAAACTAGAAATAATAGTCTTTTCAATTTGCTCCATCAGATTCCAATTCTTCGAGGTCTACAGACATTGTACCATATAAAAACTCTTTTCGGGCAGCCTCGTCAAGTTTTTTCATGAGGTCGTCCGTAAAATATTTTTCAGGTTCTTTTAAGATTTGCTTTTCGTATAATTTACTCCCAGCAATTTCATATCTATTTGCAACTTTTTTAAAGACACCATGAGCTTCTCCTAGTTGAAGCAGTCCGTAATACTTATCAAGTCCTCTCTCGTCATAGAATAATCTTGTCTCAATATCAGAGTTTTCTTTGGTAAAGCGAGACTTCTGTGCCTTCACTTTAATAATGTTACCAACAACCTCAGTGCCATCTTTCTCTTTCTTCTTGGACAGGAAGAGAATAGTTGAAGCAGAATATTTGAGACCAGTGCCACCACCCATTTCTTTAGTTGGCACATAAGCACCCACCACTTCATATGTATGGTTAGTAACGATGAGAGGAATACCTGCTTGTCCCAGCTTCAGCGAAAGAATACGGAAGATGGATTTGATAACCTGAGCGCGAGTCATGTCGCGGGTTTCTTTACCTTCAGTAGCATCTTGCACTTCTTTGGTAGTTGACAACATGCCAAGAGAATCCAACACAAACAGAAGAGGGGGGCGGTCTTCTTTCTTCAGTTTCATATACTCATCCACCACCTTGATGGATTGAGTGCGAAACTCCTGCACCGTAGATACAGGCACTAGACCAACACGCTTAACATCAATACCACGAGACACCATCATATCTTTAGACAAAGCAGATTCTGTCTCAAAGTAAATTACCTGAGCGTCGCTATTGTTTGCGAGGAAATGTTTGACGATTGAGAGCGCAAAAAAAGTTTTACCAGTTGAGGATTCCCCAGCGAGCGCCGTGATTTTGTTCGCTGGGAGTCCGCCAAAGATGCTCCCAGAAATAAGAGCATTAAGAATGTAGCTGCCAGTATCCACAAACGATTCACAGTCACCAGCAGATACTCCATCTTCAACCACACTTGCGAATTCATTATCTAACTCCTTAATAACAGATTGTAAGAAACTCATAATACCTCAACTAAAAAAACTACTTAAATTACCACGACGCTCGTGTTGCCATCCAATACATTCTAGCACATTTTTAAGCGGTTCTAGAAAACTCTTATCAAACTGCATCATATAATCCACATACTTTTCAAGATTCAATTCCTTTGGCAGTTGCTGAAAAAATGAAATAACATTTTCTTGAATTGGATTTGGTGTTTTCAAATAGAGAAACTTAATTTTTTCACCCTCCTGAATGATTGGATACTTGTTTTCAATCTTATTCTTTCTGACATAATAATTATAAAGCAACGCACCACGCACTTGAA